AATTTTGGTTGCAAAAATCCTGTCGAATGAATTTCTTCAAACGACGGTGGTTAAAAATTGTTTGGATTAAAAATAGATAGGGTTATTTGTTTCCAGGCCAGTCATTCCAATCTGCAAAAATATCAATTTGCCTTTCGTCAGCATTTTTCTTTTTGCTTTCATTAGGAAAGTCCGACCAAGTGAGCGATTCTAAATTCAGAGATTTATGTAAATCATAAACTTCATCAAAATTAATGGTTATCTTGCCCAGCATATTCAAACAGTTTGGGCAATACACAATCGCTTTCTTTAATGTCGGCGTAATTTGAGTTGATGTTCTCGTACTGGTACTTTTTTTACACTTTGGACATAACACTTCCACAGCCATATCACACACCTTCTTCTGTCCTATACTCTCCACATTCCCCAATATGGATTGCACGGTTATTAAAATTAAAAGATAATCAACACCATGAACCACGACACCATTGAAAATAACGCCACGAGGTATGCCATGCTGACTCGATTTTTACGATTTCTCATATTTATCCTTAACTGGTCTATTGTTGCTGGAATCGTTTGGATTAATGTCATCTTACTGAGTGACTCACCATTTGTTACCGTATTTAATTACACGTTTAATCAACACCAACTCCGCTTTTTCAATTTCTTACTTTTTGTTTTCTTTACTTACAAAGAACGCCACTGCATAAAACAAGAAATCATTCGTTTCGTTCGTTGGTTTAAAAGTCTTTAATTCCCTTCAAACACCTGTTTCAGACTTTCGTAAATTGTTGGCCAATCTACATCGGGTCTTAGTTCGGTTGGGTTTACTTCAAATTTTGTGGCTTGGATGATGGGGGGAATATATTTCACATCCATTTTTCCGCCGTTGAGCCATTTACCCACTGCCGCCTGACTTGTTCCGCAAGCTCTAGCTAGGGCAGACTGTCCATTACAAATGGTGACAGCCTGTTCAATACTTTTCATAAAATCATGCCTGAAACTTAAGTTTTAATTATATTAATCGCTACGTTTTAATTTTGCAACTATTTTTTTAATGATATTTTATAACTTAAGTTTTAGAATCAATAATAAGGAGCAAAAAATGTCTAATTTATCTACTCGTTTTAAAACTTTACTTGATGAAAAGCGCCTGTCTATGAACGCCTTTGCAAAACAAGTCGGCGTTTCTCAACCTGCCATTGCAAAAATTGCGAGTGGTGAAACTCTCAATCCTAAAAATATTTTAGAAATTGCGACCGCACTTGGTGTGAACGCACACTGGTTGAAAACTGGAGAGGGGGAGCGCGATGCGGATGTGGTGCGCGTGGTTAATCTGCAGGAACCTATAGGGGAGAATACCATTCGCATTGAAATTTTGGACGTGGAAGCTAGTGCTGGCAATGGAGCTTTCTTAACTCGTAGCGAACAAGGCTTATTAGCACAAGAGTTCGATCTGGATTTCTTCCGTCGCCAATTTGAGCGCACCGATGCTAAAAATTTAAAAATTATTGCGGTGAAAGGCGATAGCATGGCGCCGACATTGGAAAGCGGCGATTTACTTTATGTCGATGTATCAGAAAATTATTTCAGTGCGGATGGGCTTTATGTGTTCACGTTTGATGATCACACATTCATTAAACGCTTGCAAAAACGTGGCCGTGAAATGTGGGCGATTTCTGATAATAAAGAAGAGTATAAAGAGTGGGAGATAAAACAGGATGATCCTGTCTATATTCACGGACGAGTGGTGTTTAGTTTGCCGATGAAGATGAAGAAGTGGTAATGGTGATTGATTGTGAAAATTATGAAGATGAAACTTTTGTTTTTATTGGCGCTATTTTGTAGTGTATCTGCTTATTCTCAAACTGTACCTGATGAAATTGTAGATTTATTTGATGAAGTATCATCAGTTGCAGATCCTGAAGAAGATGTAAATTACCTTAATCATGTTATTTCTGTAAGGATAAATAAACCTATTATTCAACGTGATTATGCAAAATATGTTGTAAGGATAATCTGCGATGATAGCTATTTTGAACCTAGTTACTGGCAAGATATTGATTTCAAAATCATCGAAGTAAGAAATCGCGATAATAATTCTGGATACAGAATAAACATAGATAAAACAGTTTGTGCAGCACCAATAAAACATGATTGGTCTGACAATGAACTTGAGGAACGTATTTTTAAATATGGATTAGAGAAATTCTAAGGAGCATTCAATGAAAAAACTTCTATTAATTCTAACCGCACTTTCCCTTGCTGTATCACCTGCAGTGTTTGCTAAGGCGCACAAAAAATCAAATTCTGAATCAGAACAGCAATTTAGTTGTAATGATGGAAAGCGAGTATGTGGAGATATGGAAAGTTGCGATGATGCAATGTTTCATCTTAAACAATGTGGTATGAAAAAGCTTGATCGCGACCACGATGGCGTGCCTTGTGAGAGTATTTGTGGGTAATCCGTTGAACAATTAATAACACAAAAAAACATATATCATTCTACTGTTGAGGTAATAAAATGTCTGAAAATAAAAAATCCAATAACCAACAAGGCAATAATAAAGGCAGTTATAGCCCTGAACATTATCGCCCAATAAACGAAAGTCACAATGAGAGAGGCAACTATGTGCGAGAAAACAGCCCTGCACCAACCAGATTCGACAGAACAGGAGACACTACGACAAACAGAAAATGAAGATAAATTAGAAGACGATTTATTTAAACTCCAGTTTAATTTAGGGCGTTCTATCCGCTATCATTCTAGACGGAGAAAATTCTTTGACTTTTGGGATAAATTCACTACATTTTGTTCGTTGGTTTTCAGTTCTACGGCCACTTACGGAGTACTTTCTACCAATGGGAAAATAACTCTTATTTCTGGTGCGTTTGTAACTATATTTTCCTCTCTTTCTTTAGTTATAGGCTTTTCTAACAAAGCAAGAGATCATTTTGATTTTGTTAAGCAATACAGCTTATTAGAAAGAATGTCAATTAAGGAAGTTCTATCTGAAAAACTGTTAAAACAAATAACCGATGAAAAATTGTCTATTGAATCTACTGAACCACCAGTTCTTCGAGTTTTAAATGAAATGTGTTGGAATGAAGAAGCAAAAGCACAAGGAATAAAGCCTGAAAAATGGAGAGAAATTAAATGGTATCAAAGATTATTTAGCTCATTTTTTGATATTGTTCCAGAAAGTATTAAATAACATAAAAGCGGTCAATCGACCGCTTTATTTTTTCTCCTTCTTCACTTCCACTTCTTCATCTTCCACTTTCAATTCACATTCAATTTGACTGGTAAATCCACCGTCTGAAAGATTGTGTGTCACTTTGGTGATTAGCCAGTTGGTTGCGTCAATTTCTGCTTTAAAGCCTGAAAGCTCAATGGGCGTTTCGGGGATTAAATCAGGTTCGCCAAAGGCAAGGTTTAGATTAAATGTTGCTACGCCTCGTTTGAGTTTGTCAAAGGCGGATTTGGCGGCAGTGATAGCTCTCGCTTCCGAAGGATAAGTAACACGAAGGTTTTTAATTTTATCATTGTCACTTTCCACAGGAGCTTTTTGTTCAATAGTGTTATATTTTCTTTTCGTTAATCGTCTGCCCTTTACTGTACCATCTGCTAGCGTTCTACCTTTCGTCATGCGCTGTTTTTTCACAATCCTAGTATTTTTATCTACGATAATTTCGCCACGTTTGCCTGTGTCCGTATCATGCCAATACGCCCGCACAGCTTTGTAGTTTTCACTTTCTGCGATAGAGAAATTGTAGTTGTCGCCACTTTTGCGAGTGATTTTACGCAGTGGGATCGGCTTGCCTGTGGCTGTTTTGCCTTGTCCTAGTGGCATAAATAATAGCGTGCCATTTTTAACCGTGCACATTGCCCCCTGTTCTTCTGCCAGTCGGCTTAATAGATTAACGTCGCTTTCGTTGGTTTGGTCAATGTGTGCGATAAACGTATTTGCCAGTTTTTTCTCGCACTGGCTTTTGAGTTGGTTTTCTTTGGCGATGGTGTCAATAATTTCGCCCAACGTTTTTTTATCAAATGATCGCTCTTTTTGTTCGGAAAATGAGCCTTTTAAATCAGCCGCTCTTGCTCTGATAGTTAATCGGTCTGCCGACCCTGCGCCGCCTGAAAATTGCACTTCATCCACTGAATATTGCCCTTTGTCAATCAGTGGTTTGCCTTTCCAACCTAGCGCAACTTGGATTGTGGCATTGCGTGGCGGTAAGGCGAGTTTACCGTCATGGTCGGATAATTCTAAGTCGAGTGTATCCGCCTCTAAGCCACGATTATCCGTTAAAGACAAACTAATTAAACGGCTCGAAATTACTTGTGTGATGTCTTGCTGTTTGTTGTCTTTCGTGGTGATCTGCACTTTAAAAGCGGGCGTGCGGTGATTGTCGTTAAGATTGAAATCAAACATTAAAGGCTACTCATTAAACTCTCTGCAATGGCGATTAACATGGGGTCATCGGTGCGTTTTAGGCTCATGCTGAAATCAATCGCACGAGGTGCACCATCGCCAAAAAACTCTGTTCGGGTTTCTTGTACGCTTTCGATTACAAAAAAACCGATAATTTCAAAGGTTGCACCGTCAATTAGTGGGAACGCACCGCCACTGTCTGCCATTAATTCCAGGGCTTTAATGGAAAATCTGCCGCCAGTAATTTCGGGGATTAATCTGCCACTAATCGTCACAGTTTCGCTTTCTTTGCCCGTGAATTGTGTTTTTGGCATTGCCCCGACAATGGCATTGGTTGGATGTCGCCAATTTGATGTGCGGTCTAAACTTTGAAAAGGTACGGTTTGCCGAGTAAAAACAAACATACCCAATGTGGCAAGTGCGAAGTTTTGGAACATTTATTCTTCCTTTTTTGCATTGCCTTCCGTGCAACTGATAATAAAAATAAAGTTTGAAAACAATATAAAAGTACCAATAATCCAATGATCAAAATAAACAAAAATCGTGCTTAATAAAATTAGCGTATACATCTCAAATGTAGTTTTTGCTTTTGTATATCTGATCTTCTTCTTTTGATAGTTTACCGCCGTACCAATCCAAGCCAGAATGGATAAAATGGTAATAATCCAAATTAAGGTGATTTGAGCGCTTGAACTGCCGATAATAAATACGGCAAGAACAACAGAAAAAAGAATAAATTCGCGAATAAAATCTAAAAAATGTAATGATTTAAGCATAATAAAATCCTGTGAAAAGTGCGGTCAAAAAATCCCATGATTTCTGCCGCACTTGGTGAATTAGCAAAATAAAAACGCGATGCCGAAAACGACAAGCAGCCAAAAGACAATCGAGAGGGTGATTATCCCTCGCCATACAAGGTATCTTGGCAAATTTGACAGGTAATCAATCAGTTTCTGTTTCATTTCGTTCCCTTGCTTTTTCTCGCCATTGCATTAATTCGGAAAATGTCATTTGCTCGAAGGCTTGTGGTTGCCAGTGGAAGATGATGGCAATGTCTGCCATGGCATCTTCCACCGTTGCGGCAATCATTACTCGGTCGCTTCGGTTTCCACTTCCGAGTTCTTCCCTAAAAAACCGACAGCCGCCGCAGCAAGCTCGGTAAAATCCGCCACTTCCATAGTGACAAAGTCTGATTTATGCAAAACAGGAGTGGTGACACGTGCAAGTAAGACTTGTAATGCGTCCACATCCATTTGCAACACATCAAACATTTTTAAACCTTTTAATGCGGGCACAGTCGGTTTATTGACGGTGATTTCCGTGATTTGGTTTTCGCCACGAGTAATAGAGTTGGTTAACGTGATGATTTTGGTGTTTTCTGTTTTCATTTTATGTTTCCTTTAAAATCCCTCTTTTTTGTAAAGAGAGCAGGGGGATTTAATAAAAGCCCCTTTCGGGGCAAGGTGTGTGTAAATTAAATGCCGATTGCAGAACGATGTTCAGCTAAACGATCAGTACCGCCAACAATGAAAACGGAATTGATTAGGTCAATTTCCACGAGGTCTTTGCCGTTTTCGATGATTTTGTAGTAGGTTAATGGCACGGTGTAGCTTTGTTCGGTGTCATCGCCTGATTTACTGGTGCCATTGTCAATTTCGCTGAAACGACCGCGCATAACCAGTTCGATTGCCGTGACTTCTTCGGTGTCGTCTTGTTGATATGCTCCCGCAAAACGTAATGCTGTGCCGTCAATTTTTCCGCCAAATTCTTTGATAAGTTCAGTTATATAACCGCCCATCTTGAATTGTGCTTCCAAGCCTTCTACCCCTAAATTCACTTTTACTGGCCCAAACATGCCGCCTGCGCGGTATTCTTCCAGTTTCATGGCTAATTTAGGTTGGGTGATTTCAGTGACTTGGCCACGGTAAGAATTACCGTCAGCCATAAAATTCATTAATTTGAGTTTACGAGGTAATGCCATTTTTTACGCTCCTACTTTTGCAATGTTTGCGGCAAATTCCACAAGGTATTCATCGCTAATGTATTGGTTGAAACCAAGTTGTTCTAACGGTGGAACAGGGCAGTAATCATAAGACACAAGTAATTTTGCATCTTTCAAGGTTGCGGCAGTGTTTAAGTTGGCATTGATAAATGCTTTCCCACCGATTAAATAACCTTGCGCCACATATTCACGCCATTTTGCGTTGATCGCTTCTACGATTTCTTTTACAAGATTCACGGAAATATCTTTATCCATCGCCCAGTCAAAGGATTGCGCAATGGTGTCTTTCAACACTTGTGCCGTGCGAGTGTAGTTTTCGTAGATAAATAATTTATCAGCCGAACGAGTGCGTAATCCCCAGAACTTAAAGCCATTGTGGTTTACACAACAAGTAATGCCTTGTTCGTTGAGATAGTTCACGTCGGTTGCACTGTCGTTAATATCAAAAGAAAGTGGCTTGGTGACACCTGTCACGCCAGTTAAACCTTTGTTTGAGATTGAGGTATGCCAGCCGTATTCTTTATCTTGATATGCACGCATTGCGGCAGCTCGAACAACGGCATAATCCACTTCGGTTTGTTTGGTGTTTGGGTTAAACGATAAGAAATCACCGAAAATCAGCATTAATTCACGTTGTGAGAAATTGCGACCGTATGTCACTGCTTCTTCTTTGGTTTTTGCTGTGCCGCAAGAGGCATACACAAAGCCATTGAGTTTTTTCGCTACGCTTAACAATTCAGTGGTCACATCTTGGCTGTCATATTTCGGGATACAGAAAATACGTGGTTTGACACCACAAACTGCAGCAGATACCAAGAACGCTTTTAAGCCAGTGTAATTGCCTTCATTATCGACTGAGCCGATTACATTGGCTTTCATAGTGCTTTCATCTTCGTTTTCTTCCACACGAATGACGACAACTTTACAGTTCACAATGTCCGCAATGCCGTCTAATGCACGAGATAACGTGCCTTTTTTACCTGCTTTGGCTTGCATTTCGGCGGTGATGCCAGTTAAAAGAGTGGGTTTGTTAAGCGGGAAAACCGATGCATCTGCATCTGGTGCGGTTGCCACTAAACCGATAACTGCAGTGGATGATGTGGTGAGTGTTCGCAAGGCTTCGGAAATTTCCGTTACCTTGACCCCATGGAGATATTCATCAGACATAATTTTAGCCCTATGGTTTCTATTGGTTAAATAATGTCTTTATTGTGATTGAGAGGATGGCGTAGTGCGAGCGGTTGGCGTTGTGGTATTTAAACTAACAAAGGGCGGTTGGGTAGAGTTGGTGTAGCCGTCCGCAAATGTTGAGAAACATAACCGTTAAAAGTGAGAAATCTGAAATTTTGACCGATTCCCATTTTAAGCGGTTAAAATTCGCTAAATTTGAGAAACAAAAACGCCCTTTAAATCATC